CGGTCCCACCTGCGTCGTCGGTCAGGTTATCTGACTGGGACCACGGTCCCACCTGCGTCATCGGTCAGCTTACCTGCCTGGGACCACGGTCCCACCTGCATCGCCGGTCAGCTTATCGGCCTGGGACCACGGTCCCACCTGCATCGTCGGCACATTATTAGTTTGGGACAACGGTTAAGCAATGCCTGTCACGAACAGGTATTGGCTTGTCGCCAGCAACCTGTTGAGCGGAGTAATCACGCAGCAGGGCGGCTATTACAGGTGATGGTGAAAGCTCTGTTGGGATCTGAACGAAGCATGTTGAGTGAAATTTGCAAAATTTCGCGGGGTGTGCGGCTTAATTTTAAATTTCCGCCAGCATTTTTAAAACCAGCTGCCGCCGCTGCGCGTTGGCCGGTCCTTCGTCCGGCCGGTAACCAGTCCCGGCCGTTCTTACGACCCTGGATGAACATGGTCCCGTCATCAGCGTCTCCAGTGTGATGTCGTTTGTCACGCCGTCCGAGGGGATATCAGGGACACAACATATGGTAGAAAAAGCAGCTGTCTGAGACACAATATATTGATTATCCACAGTAACGGGGGATAACCGTGTGGGTAACATATTGAAAGTCCAACACGTTATCTGATTAACTGACTTTGTAAACGCCGCTGAACCATGAAAAAAATCCGGGGGAATCATCACAGCGCATAAACATACCGTTTTGTTTTTGGGTGACGGCAAGGAGGCCCCTGTTATCACCACATACCTTGTCAAAGGTTTCCATTCCTATCCTTATCAGGCTCTTTTCGTTATTTTCGGGAGAGATCCGGAGATGTTTTGTCAGCCAGACAGGATAGGTATCAGCGTTACGCCAGTACTGCAATTCAATCACTGAAGCCATTCCCCAGATAGTGAAGAATAAGAAAACCACACCTGCGATTTTGCTACCCATATTGTTCCTTAACATTGATTTAATACATTCCTTGCTCCTCGCACCGGAGCACATCACAGATACTGATTGAGATCCACTTCACGCAGCGGCTGGTTTTGACGTTCTGTGATCAATTGCACCAGGTCTTTTTCGTCCAGCGCATCGAGCATTTGTTCATACAGAGCCGCGGGCACACAATAAAAAACAGGGCGGTTGCGGTCAATAATCGCGACCGGGTAGCCGCCGCCGGCACTGGCGGTGGCCACCGGATCGTTTTTAAGTTCGCTGATGCTGGCAGTCACATCACACAGAATGATATTTGTCATGGTTCCCCCCTGAGACAAGTCATCTGTATGATCGGTAAAGTAAGCTCTTGCAGCAAGTCCCGTCTGTCATTTCGACGGTCAGAAACGGGCAACCGGTAGCTCCTTCCAGCGGGTGGTATATGCCGGTGACAGCATCTCCCGTTTCATCTGCCAGTCCGGCGCAATACCCCGTCCGGCAAACCAGACTTTCCCGAGTCCGGAATGATTAATGCCGTCGAGCACCTTCATCAGCGCATCGCTGTGCGGCCGTGGCTGCACGTCATCGAACAGATTCAGCTGCGCGACGCCGTTCGGACTGAAATCATTGAGCATTATCCCCGCTTTTGCGTAGCGGTGGCCATCGAGCCAGATCCTGTCCAGAGACCTGACCGCTGCCGCGATAATGTCCCGGGTGTCACGGGTAGGGGTGTTCAGTTTTTCCGTGGCCACGTTACCGTAATACGGCTCATTAACCGCAAAAGGGGACGTCTTGATGAAGGTGCTGATATGCCGGCAGTACTGTCGCTCACCGCGCAACTTTTCCGCCGCGCGCTCGGCATACTGGCAGACGGCCTGGCGCATTTCTTCGTAGGTGGTGATCCGCTGCCCGAAGCTGCGACTGCAGACAATCTGCTGTTTCGGCGGCGGCGCTTCCTCCAGCGAAATGCAGCTCTCGCCGTTCAGCTCACGTACCGTGCGCTCCAGCACTACGTTGAAGTTTTTCCGGATAAATGTGGGGTTCGTCAGCGACAGCTGCAGGGCAGTGGTGATCCCCATAACGTGCAGCTTTTTCGCTATCCGGTTCCCCACGCCCCAGATTTCTTCCACCGGCTGCAGGCTGAGTAATTTTGCCGTTCTGCGTGGATTTTCGGGCGACAGCGCCAGCACCCCACTGAATTGTGGCCATTCCTTTGACGCCCACTGCGCCGATTTGGCCAGTGTTTTTGTGGCGCCGAAGCCGACACCGATCGTCAGTCCGGTTCCACTGAGAACATGCCCACGCAGCTGCCTGCCAAAATCCTCCAGATCCATACAGTGGCCAATTCCTCGGGCATCCAGGAAACATTCGTCAATTGAGTATTGTTCGACGCGGGGCGACAGCTCTTCCAGCAGGGCGACCACACGGTTACTCAGGCTCGCGTAGAGCTCGTAGTTGCTGGAAAAAACGTACAGTTTTTCAGGAAACTGCGCCTCTTTGAGCTGGAACCAGGGGGTTCCCATCTTTATACCCAGCCGTTTGGCTTATATGTTATTTGGAATTGACTATCCTTAGGTTGTGCTTTCTGACTCGGAAGGAAAGTGTATGCGTGCATCGTTGCTGGCATCTTTACCTTACATGATGGCTGAGCCTACAGCTTTTCGCTGGTTATGCTTACAGGAAAGTTTGCTGAAGGCGCCAAATACGGTTGAAGCTTATGCCCGTGGGATCGATGATTGGCTGCGTTTTTGTCGCCAGAATGATGTGAGCCCTACAGAAGCCAGCCGGGAGATCCTGGCTTTGTATGTTCGGCATCTTAATATCTCCCGCAATCTGGCGGCTGCCAGCCTTCGTCATCGACTCACTATCGTTCGATTATATTGTGACTACCTGCGAGAAGAAGGATTAATAGTACTGAACCCCGTTATGAGAGGCAGCTGGCATCCTGGCGGAGGTGGGCGCAGGGGGCTCATTCAGGCACAGCGACGCCTGCCATGGATACCGAGTGACCGTGACTGGGAAAACTTACTTATCGCAGCCCGCCAGACCACAATACGTAATCGTTTTATGCTATCTCTTGCGTACGACTGTGCCCTGCGCCGGGAAGAGTTGTGCTCCGTTGCTACCGGCGATATTGACCCTTCTCGTCGCTTGCTAACAGTTCGGGCTGAAACGACAAAAACTAAGCGAGGTCGGGTTGTGCCCTATTCTGTCGTAACCGGAGAGTTATATTTCCTCTGGTTAGCAGAACGGCGACAATTAAATACTTCCCGTGGCCCACTGTTTCTTTCTTATTCCTGTCGCAACAGAACTGCGCCAATAACCCGGTGGACCTGGTCCAAGATCGTAAGGTCGTTGGCAATGCAGGCGGGGCTACCCCAATTGAGTACGCATACCTTCAGACATCTATGTCTGACCGATCTCGCCAGAGCTGACTGGGATATTCATGAGATCGCTACGTTTGCCGGCCATCAGAGTATCCAGTCAACGTTACTTTATATCCATCTTAGTGCGCGTGATCTTACGGAAAAATTTAACGCAGGTATGGCGTCGATACATGAACATCGGTTACACCATTTAAAGGGGGACAATACGGATGGCAATGAAAACTGAATATGATGCGCCAGCCCCTTTTGACTACGAAGTATGGCAACCTGATCCTGACTGGGATTGTTCTCCCGAATTACAGCCGATTGAACGAGATACTTTGATAAAGCTGGCTCAGTATGTTGTTGGACGTCATAAACAAAACTGGTCGAACTGTGTAAGACAAAGGCTTTCTCGCCTGATAATTCCACTCAGAGCAGCATTAAAGTGGATGAATGCCGCATCCACAACAACCAATTCTGCAATTCATGACATCATTCTGGAAATGCACCGGCTGGAAAAAAACTACTGGTCATGGACCCAGGACGACTGGCTCGAAGTGCTGTGCAGCAGTGAAGAGGTATTTCGCAAAAAATATGGCAGCTGTGGTAATTGTCGACAGTATGTCCTCGCGATTGCTTGGTTACTGTGCGGATTTAATCGACTTGAGGCGGCTGGCTGCTTTTATCATTATCGGCTTTCTGTCAAAGTTTTTGGCCGCCCGGCGACAGAGGCGGCGGTAAACAAGCTTCAGGAGAACATGCAGCGCCTCGGCTTTGTCGCTGCTGACAATAACATTCGTAATGCGCTACTGCTGTCTATGCTTTGTCAGCGGCAGGTTGATCCTGAAAAATTGGAACTGGAAACACTTAAGCGAGTAATAACTTACGGGCCTGTTTATATGCGTCGCTCTGCGGCCACCTTGTCAAGGATATTTGCTGCGATGGGGCTGTTCCCAGCGGGCATTGACCATCGTATTCTTGAGCGCAGACGGCCTCACGGGGAATATCGTGCAACCAGTAACGTTCCGGAAGAATGGTTGCGATGGTGTGAACGCTGGCGTAAAACCGCTATTAAAGCACCATCATCTGAACTCAGTACATGGTACCGCATCCTGCAGTGTGGGCGCTGGCTGAAAGCCACTCACCCTGATATACATTCTCCTGCAGACTGGAGCCGGGACATCGCACTTGAATACGTAGCTGCAGTGTGTCAAATGAAAATAGGCCAGTGGTCTGAACCGCGCCATATGTATCAGAATCGAATAGGCCAGTTAATGACAGCCTCTGCACGGGCGGGGATTTTACAGGCTATCAGAGTTTTTTTTCGAGACCTTCAGGAATGGGGGCTTATTATCGTCCGATTTAATCCTGTCAGAACGTTCCGTTTACCCCGCGCTATCCGGGCCAGTATTGGCCCTGCACCAAGAGTCGTTGCTGATGATATATGGAGTAAACTTGTCTGGGCAGGGTTGAACCTGCAGGAGCAGGATCTGCATTATGGTGAACAACTTTACTATCGCTACCCATTTTCTATGGTTCGTGCATTATGTGTTCTCTGGCTGTTTGGTGGGTTGGTAATCCCCCCGAAAAACCAGTGCATGAATAAGTAGAATTTTCTCCTAACCTGAATGCAGGGGGATTTCTATGAAACGATCACGTTTTACTGACAGTCAGATCATCACCATTCTCAAACAGGCTGAGGCGGGTACGCCGGTTCCTGAACTGTGCCGGGAGCATGGCATCAGCAGTGCCAGTTTTTATAAATGGCGCTCAAAGTTTGGCGGGATGGATGCTGCACTGATGAGCCGACTGAAAGAGCTTGAAGAAGAAAATCGCCGACTAAAAAAAATGTATGCTGAAGAGCGTCTGAAGGCCGAAATTATTCAGGAGGCGATGGCAAAAAAGTGGTGAAGCCATCAGACCGGAAGCAGATGGCTCTGCATGCAGTTGAACACCGGGGGATCAGTATCCGTCTGGCCTGTCAGCTCTTTGTCGTCAGCGAATGTTGCTACCGATACAGGCGCTTACTGAGTCAGGAAAATCAACGGATTGCTGACTGGCTGGTGCGCATCACGGACAGCCAGCGAAACTGGGGCTTCGGCCTGTGTTACCTGTATCTGCGTAACGTGAAAGGCTTTGCCTGGAACCACAAGAGAATTTACCGGATTTACTGCGAACTGTCGCTGAATATGCGGATAAAACCTAAAAAACGGTTGAAACGTGAAAAGCCGGAACCACTGAGGGTCCCCACTGGCAGTAACGAGAGTTGGTCAATGGATTTTATGCATGATCAGTTGTCAGATGGTCGCTCCGTTCGTCTGCTGAATATTATTGATGATTTCAATCGCGAGGCCCTGGCAATAGAAGTCGATTTTTCCCTTCCGGCCAGTCGGGTAGTCAGAACTCTCGAACAACTGATTGAATGGAAAGGGAAACCGGCATCGATTCGATGTGACAACGGACCAGAATATGCAGGTAACACTCTGATAGTATGGGCTGAACGACAAAATATCATCCTCAATTTTATTCAGCCGGGGAAGCCACAACAGAATGCGTATATTGAGCGTTATAACCGGACAGTGCGTTATGACTGGCTGGGGCACTATCTGTTTTATTCGCTGAGTGAGTTACAGGAATACGCCACACAATGGCAATGGTTCTATAATCACGAACGACCGAATATGGCACTGAATGGCTTCACACCAATGCAGCATATTCAGCGCTTATCTGATTCTACTTATCTGCCCGGTTAAAAATGGGGGGATTACCCTCTCACATAAACCGTCACGCCTGTTCGCCTTGTACGTACGGAGTCGAGCTCCCGGTAACCGTTCAACCTGATGTACTGGCGTGAAAGGTGAAGCGGAGGGCCATGTGCTGCTAAACAAGGTTCAGCGGTGCCGACTTTTCTGACCTTAAGGGAAGGGGGCAGGTCAGGAGATCTAAACATCAGAACTATTGATGAAGTAGACTATGGCGACTTACGAGTGTATACTAAATGCCAATAGGTATAGAATCCTATTAAGATTTTGAATATGTCCCGTGCACGCTAGCTTCATCGGAGCTTCGTCATCGCGATGACACACTGTTTTCCCTAAAACAGTTGTGTTCGCTTTCAGAGTCTAGACGGAATGTGCTTAGTTTTAACTATCCATGACGTGGACAATGTTAGCGTAAGGCATGAGAAGGATGGCAACTGTAGATCCTTAAGGCATGAAAAGAATAGGGTGATAAGGGGGGGGAAACCCCCCTTTATTATTTGCTAGGAACTCGTAAGAAATCATTTGGATATATGTTTATATATAACGTGTTGTGTTTCTCTCCCTCACCACAACAATTCCTCATGTCCTTTTTAATTTTTCCTGAATTGATATTTTCGCAGTCATAATGAAAGCCATTGTGTATTTTAGACCCTATTCGATAAACGCCGTTTAGGTAACAAAAATTACTATGTTTATCTTCATTTTTTAAAAATTTAATACCGTGTGTGTATTTTCCTGGTGATTTAAATACGATTTTTCCTCTAGCGTAATATTGAATTTCTTTATCTTTTACACGTATCTTGTGTTTTTGTACTTTTCTATCAAATTTTGCAATGAGATCTTTTAAACATTTCTCTTTATCCTTAGCTCCATAAAGTTCGGTTATCACATCACAAAGTAACTCTTGCACAAGGTTTTTTTCATAGTTAACGACAGGAAGCAGTAACGGTGTCGTATTACGCTTCGCTTGGTTCTGATTATTAAGGAAAGATACACATCTTATAATCTCACGAACCACTAACTCAAATTTTTTCTTTGATTTATTCACGCACTCATTTAGTTTTCTGTCGGTATCAATATGGACATCCTCAGGAAAAATATCTGGAGTTGTAATGAATGAAGAAGGAAGTAATTTATTAAAAATATCGATGTAATTACTCAGGTTTTGATCTATAACCAGCCCAAATGAATCTGCATCTTTATTGAATGAATAATCAACCAATTCATTAATTGTATTATTAAAATCACTATCAGAAATTCGTTTGGACCCAATGCGCCTATTCATGGCAATGAAATAAGTATTACCAACTGAATCACGTAAATGATTTACTATTCTAGATGCTATTTTATCATTTAAACCTGCAATCAAGATTAAGTGCATCAGCCTTACCCTAGTCAGTTTACTTTTTTGTTCAAAATATTCAGAGGAATACTGACGTATTTCATTTCATGTTGGGAAAGGTTACGTAGTAAAAAATCAAAAAGAGTTTCTTGAGTCCGAGTGTTTTTATCCACGATTTCTTGATCTTTATCCAGCGCAAGTTCATAATTTGAGATTTTTACTGCACAATAGGTTTTATCTAAAGTCGATTCAATAATGTCAACTTTACCTTTTAAATTTTCATGGATGAAATTCTTCAGTTTGAATGTTATTGGGAGTTTCTCACTTAGAGTTCTTCGCAGATGACTACCAACTTTTGCTAGGAGTACAGGCTTGTCTAAAGGCTGCTGAGAATTTAGAAAATCAATAATTTTTGTTTTCAGAACCTCATTATCAACATCGATTGTAACTTCGTTATTCATACATTCCTCAAATATAGTTATGCCAGTTATGAGTTTCTATTTGAGTGCAAAAATTCTGTAAGATCAAGTGAAAGTGATATGTTAGTTTTCTGCCCCGCAGCGAAGGAGGGAGTGCGGACGAATTCCTGGACCTTCAGGGGTTAATTTATGCATTCATACGAGGACGGATCCGGGCCGTCGAACTCTATTACCGGTACGGAAAGAAAGCCTCCGTTGTCGTCATGGAGCTGGGATATCCTTCCACAAAACAGCTGGGCCGTTGGGTTCGGATTTATGAAGAGAAGGGCGATTTACCCAGGGAATTAAAGCCAAGAGAACGCTATTCACGGACACAGAAAATTGCTGCTGTTGAGCATTATCTTACTCACGGTGGTTGCCTGTCGTACACTCGCCGAGCCATCGGCTACCCCAGTAACTAAATTCTAAAGCGCTGGATTGAAGAGTTTTACCCAAATGCGCGTCCCCTGGTCATTCGCTCAGGCACAAACAAATGCTTCAGCCCGGAAGAGAGGTCTCAGGCCGTCCGGGAGCTCTGTAACCGACGTGGAACCGCGCGTAAAGTTGCACAAAGCATAGGCGTCAGCGTCCCGGTCCTGTACAAATGGAAGAAAGACCTTATCAGTGACGAGGCTTATCAATCCATGCGCAAACGAAAGGCAGCCCCTCAGGATAAAAATCAGGATGCTTTACTCGGTGAAATCCAGCGACTCAGGCAGCAGGTTCATCAGCTGCAACTCGAACGTGACATACTGACAAAGGCGAATGAACTGATAAAAAAAGATCTGGGCATCAGCTTTCTGACACTGAAAAACAGGGAGAAAACCCTGATAGTTGATGCCCTTAAGAAAAAGTACCCCGTTGCTGAGTTGCTAAGCGTTCTGCAACTTGCCCGCAGCTGTTATTTTTACCACAAAGCCAGCAAACGTCTGTGCGATAAGTATGCGGAAATACGCGTGATCATGGCCGATATCTTTGAGGAGAATTACCGCTGTTACGGCTACCGGCGCCTTCACGCGATGCTTCGCGGTAACAACAGGGTTATTTCTGAAAAGGTTGTCCGCAGACTGATGGCAGAAGAGCAGCTCGTTGTTAAGCGCACCAGGCGACGACGATACAACTCTTACTGTGGCGAAATCGGCCCGGCACCGGAAAATTTACTCGCCCGGGATTTTAGTTCCTGCAGGCCAAATGAGAAGTGGCTGACCGATATTACGGAGTTCCAGCTTCTGGCTGGAAAAGTCTATCTGTCGCCGGTTATCGACTGCTTTGATGGCCAGGTTGTAAGCTGGTCGATAGGAACACGCCCGGACGCGACGCTGGTGAATACGATGCTCGATGAAGCACTCGATACGCTCAACGAACATGATAAACCGGTAATACACAGCGATCGTGGTGGCCATTACCGGTGGCCGGGCTGGCTCGATCGTATCAACACATCCGGACTTATAAGGTCCATGTCGCGCAAAGGATGCTCGTCGGATAATGCTGCGTGTGAAGGCTTCTTCGGGCGTATCAAAAACGAAATGTTCTATGGCAGAAACTGGACTGGTATCACGTTGGAAAAATTTATCTGCTTCCTGGACAGGTACATACGCTGGTATAACGAGAAACGTATCAAGCTATCATTAGGTGCAATGAGTCCGGTGAAGTACCGGCAGTATCTTGGGATCACAACATAACAGTCCAGGAAAACATCCGCAGCCCCTGAGAGGGGTCGGTTCCGGCTGAGGGCGAAATGACACCCTAAGCGTTAGCTCTGTGTCGTTGCACGATGTCAGCGACGGTATTCTTGCTGATACCGAGCTCGCGTGCGATCCAGCGATAGCTGCGTCCCTCGGCCCTCATCGCAACCACCTTAGGCAAAAGTCGGTCTGATTTTGGTCGCACTCCGGCCTGACGACCAAGCCTCTTACCACGTGCCTTCGCAACAGCAAGGCCTGACTTGACCCGCTCGCTGATGAGATCCCGCTCAAACTCCGCAATGCCGGAAAGAAACGTCGCCAGCATTCGTCCATACGGCGACGAAAGATCGAACGCCATTCCATTCATGGCTATCACGGAAACCTTCCAGTTCTCCAGTTCACGTAGCGTATTGAGCAGATCGAGCGTCGAGCGCCCCCACCGGGAAAGCGGCACTGTTGCAAAGTTAGCGATGAGGCAGCCTTTTGTCTTATTCAAAGGCCTTACATTTCAAAAACTCTGCTTACCAGGCGCATTTCGCCCAGGGGATCACCATAATAAAATGCTGAGGCCTGGCCTTTGCGTAGTGCACGCATCACCTCAATACCTTTGATGGTGGCGTAAGCCGTCTTCATGGATTTAAATCCCAGCGTGGCGCCGATTATCCGTTTCAGTTTGCCATGATCGCATTCAATCACGTTGTTCCGGTACTTAATCTGTCGGTGTTCAACGTCAGACGGGCACCGGCCTTCGCGTTTGAGCAGAGCAAGCGCGCGACCATAGGCGGGCGCTTTATCCGTGTTGATGAATCGCGGGATCTGCCACTTCTTCACGTTGTTGAGGATTTTACCCAGAAACCGGTATGCAGCTTTGCTGTTACGACGGGAGGAGAGATAAAAATCGACAGTGCGGCCCCGGCTGTCGACGGCCCGGTACAGATACGCCCAGCGGCCATTGACCTTCACGTAGGTTTCATCCATGTGCCACGGGCAAAGATCGGAAGGGTTACGCCAGTACCAGCGCAGCCGTTTTTCCATTTCAGGCGCATAACGCTGAACCCAGCGGTAAATCGTGGAGTGATCGACATTCACTCCGCGTTCAGCCAGCATCTCCTGCAGCTCACGGTAACTGATGCCGTATTTGCAGTACCAGCGTACGGCCCACAGAATGATGTCACGCTGAAAATGCCGGCCTTTGAATGGGTTCATGTGCAGCTCCATCAGCAAAAGGGGATGATAAGTTTATCACCACCGACTATTTGCAACAGTGCCCAAAAAACGACTGGTGATAAGTTTCGCAAACATTTTTCGCTTAACACGACCAGTCTTTTTTCTGGCGCTCTGCTGCTGGCGTGGCGCGTAGGGTGTGCCGTCCGGGGCTTTCTGAGCCATCACCCGACGCTGCTGACTCTGCCGCAGACGTTTCGCCAGTTCGGCGCTCAGTCGCCGACGCCCTGACGGTGACAGCGATTCAATCAGTCCGGTCAGCCGGTCTTCAAAACGCTTAAACTCATTCATCCCACTTGCTCACCAGTTCGCCATTGATATAAAGCTCCACCGGGCGGGTGACCGGCTCCGGCGGCAGAGGTTCCGGGATATTCTTCACATGCAGCGCGCCGTCCACCTCACTGACCAGCGTGCGCTCGGTCAGCATCAGGCTGATGCTGATATCAAAGCTGCTGTCATTGTTGATGTCTGCATAAAACGTGAAGCCCTTTTTCTGGCCTTCGTCGGTGGTCATGATGTCGGGCTGATTTTCCCGCAGCCACGCCAGCACCGGCACGATGAGCAGGTCAAAATCACCGGTAAAGTCGGTCACAATGACATTGAGCGTGTAACGCTTTTCAAATGACAGCGACGTCGCCAGTGTGGAGGCAATACTCCCGTTATCCACGAATATCCGAAGCATCTCGGGACTGGTTTTCAGCACCGTGACGGCATCAGTCAGCGCCCTGCGCAGGCTGTCGGGTTTGAGCATCGTTTTCGTCCTGACAGTGTTTAATCATTTTTACCTGGCTGGCACAGCGTGCCAGCGCGTTCTCAAGCTGTCGGATATCGGCACTTAAATCGCCGTTCGTCTCCGGGTCACTGCCCGGCATCTGGCAAAGGCTCACTTTCGGGCAAGCGTTGGCGACAATCACTGGCGTCTGTGCAGACCGGGCGCTGGTGCAACCGGCGCACAGCATCAGGCAGGCCAGCGCCGTACCAGCGGCGAAAATCTTCGTTTTCATTCAGTAACCTCGTGATGGTTTTCTCGCGCTGTGCTTCACGCTTCGCCGCGTTCTCCAGTTCCTGACGCAGTGCCACCTGCGCCAGCTCGTTTTTGTCTGCTCTGGTGAGGGCAACATGAAGCTGATTTTTCAGCATGGTGATGGTCGTCTGCTGCCCGTTGGCGACGTTGTTCGCCCTGTCCAGCGAGGTGCGCAGGCTGGCGTTTTCATGCTTCGCCAGAAACAGACCGGCCACCGCCAGTGATAACAACACAACCAGCACAATCATCAGCTTTGACATGGTTCCCGCCCCTCAAAACGCTGACGACAGGCCGTGCGTATCAACCGGAAGAACACCGACGCCACGAGGTAAATCAGCGCGGTAAAAATCCACCCGGCAGTGACCAGCGAGATAAACGTCGCCACCATCACCACCAGAGCCGCCGCCCGTCTGCGCCACGGCACCGGCTGCAAAAACAGCGACGCGACAATATTCACGGCCAGCGATTCTGGCGGCAGCTCCCGCCCGTAGCGTTCCAGCACATACTCAGTGGCATACACGCCGACACCACCGGCAACCACACAGATAACCGTCGCCAGAATCGCCCAGGCGGCGACAAAATTGACGGCCACGCTCTGCGGGTAAATCAGGAACAGTGCCAGCATCAGCGCCAGCGACACGTTCAGCATCAGTGAAAGGGATAATTTCTTCATGGTGTTTACTCCGTTTAAGCCGGTACGCCGCCAGCGGTACGCCAGACGGTGACCAGTTTTTCCAGTGAATGCTCACGCTGACCGTAACCGGCACCCGGCAGGGACGCCCAGATATTGCGACAGCGTGAAATGGCTCGCTCAATGCGTCCCGCCCGGATGTCATCCAGTGCACCGCGTTCGCGGATCAACTGAATGGCAAGTCTGTCCTGTGACAACGGACTGAAATCCGGCAGGGCAAGCTGTTTGCGGTAATGCGGCCAGAACAGGTAAAGATGCTGATAGCGACCTGAGGCCGTGGATTTTTCACCGCGACGGTTAAACACCTTCGCCGGTCGGCCATGTGCGAACGGGTGGTCACTGTAGTCGGTGAAGATTTCCGGCTTCCCGTCCAGTCCGGTGACTATCACGTCATAGCCCCGGTTTTTCGTCAGCGGATGGTTTGCCGTCCCTTCGGACACGGCCAGCATGTCGAGAAAGGCGGCGATATTCTGATGCGTGTTAATAACCGGCATTACGGTTTCCCCCTACCCTTAAAGCGGCGCTGAATGGCAATCTCAATCACCTGATAACCGGCGATACCCAGCATGGAGCCGATACCGCACACCGCAGGCAGTGACAGGTCAGGAAACTGCACCAGAACAACACCGGCAACCATCGAGACAAAACCACCGAGCAACATGCGCCCGATAAACAGACGCGGGGTGATGGGTTCACCACCGGCAAGCACCTTGCCGACAACAATCAGCACCCCAATCATGAAAAGCGACAGGACGCTTTTTTCTTCTGCTGTCATGCGTTACTCCCACAGATTGACAGTTTCAGCCACGGGCGCGGTCTGAACGTCGGGCAGTTCGACGGCGGTGCCGTGTGGCAGCACCGCACCCAGTTCAGCCAGTCCCGGATTTGCGGCGAGCACGGTCTCAACCACGCCCTCAGTGCGCCCGTAATACCGGACACAAATGGCGTCGAGCGTGTCGCCCTGTAGCGCAAAGGTCTTCATCAGATTTGACTCACGATGCAGCGCGGCTTGTCCTGGATGCGCGCCACTGCCCAGCGCATATCTCGCCACAGCTCATCAATGGTGCTGTCAATGCTGTCGGCCTTCTTGTCGCCTTTCGCACTGGCATCCACACCGCGATAACGTTCATAAAGCGACGCGGTCGCCATCGCACACACGGCGCGCTCGTAGTAAAAAACTTTGATGCTTTCACCGTCGATGTCGTCCGCCGGGACGTCCGCCAGACGCGTAAAACCGGCGGCAATTTTCTGTTCGCGGTACTCGTACAGCTCCGCATTCGTCTCCGCCATGCCTGACTTGATGGCCTCACGCAGACGGGCGGGGGCGACGGTCTGCTCAAGGCGCATACGTTCCCGGACGCGCTTCGGGTCGATATCGGGAAAAAAGAACGTGTTTTTAATCACCGGCTCGTCGCCTGCCGGTTGCGGGATGACCACCGTACCCTCACCGGACACGGGAGCCTCCTTTCGCGGAATAATCAGCGTCATCATGACTACCTCTGAAAAGTCGGGCGGTGGACGCCGGTGCAGTGTCAGGTGATTCACCCTCACTGACCGGCGTGCCGCCCTGGCGCGGGGCGCATTCGGTTGTTAACTGGCTTTCTTTTTCGGGCGTCCACGTTTTGCCGGTGTCACGCTCCGGGTCTTACGCGGGGCGCGGGTGGCCGCTTTGGGCTGCGGCTCCGGCTTCGGTTTCAGCTCCCGCTCCAGTCGTTCAATCTCTTTTTTGACGCCTGCCTGACAGTCGAGCTGTGTCGCACGTTGCAGGTGAGCCAGCGCACCGGCGGCATCACCACCGTCACGCAGAAACAGACCGGTAATTTTGTGCAGCTTTGCGCGCACTTCATCAGGCATGTCAGCCGTGGCGGTCAGTTCAAGGGTCTCCGTCAGCAGGCGGGTATCCACAGACTCACCGGCAGCGTGAGCGCGCATGGCCGCAAGCGCTACCTCCTCGGTGAACATGTACGGCGGGGTACGGCGGTGTTTACCCGGCATGGTCAGACCGTACTTCAGGGCATAACGGGCAATCTCCAGCGCACCGGCAATATCGCCGGTATCCAGACGCCACAGCATGACCGTCATCAGAATGTCATCCTGTGCACCTTTGCCCTGCTCCAGCACGCCGTTTACCCACGGCAACCAGAACGGCAGCAGTTCGCGTTTTTTCGCGGCCTTCAGCTCTTTTGAATAAATCGCTTTCAGTGTGCGCTGGTCTGCGGCGAGCTTAACCAGCATCTGCTCATAGACAGTTGCATGTCGCAGCGGGGCGGCTTCCCGCTGCGCGGTCATCGCTGCCGAGACCCGCATCATGTGGCGCTGTGCGGGACTCGTCATCGGTTACGCTCCAGGCTCTGCGGTCGCTTTAGCCAGTGTGGAGAAATCACTGACCTTAATTTTTTCCACCAGACAACCGGCGGCGTAGTCTTCCACCACGTAATCAATGTTCATTGACTCGTAGTTCTCCACGCGGTCGAGTTTCGGGTTTTCCTCAATCACGCGGCGATGGCTGTCATCCATGTAGTAGATGGACAGGTTTTCCAGCTTTGTGATGAGCATCGCATCCGCCGGGAAGTACGGGACGCGTACCGCCGGCAGGTTACCGATGCGTTTCTGGCTGATGATGACGTCAGCGGCCAGCATTTCGCTGTTGTCCTGCTCCTTGTTGACGATGGGAAAATACTTGTCCGCCAGTAGCTGACGTCCCACAATCACCACAAGGTCAGGGTCTTCCTGATACCACGGCTCAATCAGGTTGTTGGTCGCATCCATCACCAGTGCGTCAAGGCTGGCATAATCACCGCCCTTACCCACGCGGATAACCTCAGAGGTGGTGTGCCCTTCCTCGTCAGTGACCTTGCTCATCACGCGCGCCGGTGCTTCATTGCGGTATTTCTGCAGCCAGCCGACCGCCACATCCTGTAGCATCGGATTACTGCTGCGGTCAGAGGTTTCGGCACGCCTCACGCCGTTAAAACCGGCCATGATTAAATCAAGGGACTGGCGTTTGATAATGGCGTTACGGACACGGAGCTGGAAATCCTGATAACGCGCCCACAGGTCAAGCGTTTTGTAGCGGATATAAAAATCGAAGTTAATCTGGTCGCATTCGTACTTGTTTGACGCCAGCTTCGAGAAGTCCTTCGGCTGACGCTCGGTGCCACCGGCGGTGTCGCTGGTGCTGGCGATGGAGCCGGTGACACCAATACCAATTTTTTCCCCTTTCATTTCGCTGACCGGCACAATGTTGATGCGGGTCAGAAAGTCAGAGGACTCCTGCATGGTGTTCATCAGGGTCTGGGTGACCGACGGTTCAACGGTGAATTTTTTCGACACATCATGATGCGCCGCGCGATAAATGCGCCCATTTCCGTGAGATAAATGGCACCGCTGCGGCGTTTCAGTAGTTGCAAAAGAATTACAATCCTACCGCGTCATCTTTCCTCTGACCATCTACCGGAAAATACCGGTAGAGCGTCGATAACCCCACCCCGTAGATAATAGCCAGCTGCTGGCGGGTATGCCCCTTAGTTAATAGCCGCCCAATCTGGTCCCGCTCATGCGGCTTTAATGCGTTGGGCCTTCCGCCTATGCGTCCCTGTGCTCTGGCTGCTGCCAGTCCGGCAAGTGTACGTTCGACGATTAGCTCACGTTCCATCTCCGCCAGTGCCGACATCACATGGAAAAAGAAACGCCCCATGGCAGTGCTGGTATCAATACTGTCTGTTAAAGAGCGGAAGTGGGCACCGCGCTCATGCAACTCTGATATCAGTGCGATCAGGTTCTTAACGCTGCGCCCCAGCCTGTCCAGTTTCCACACAACCAGGGTGTCTCCGCTATTAACGCACTTTAAAGCGCGTTTCAGACCGGGGCGGCTGGCAACTTTTCCGCTCATACGGTCTTCAAAAATGCGGTCACAGTTTGCGCTTGTGAGTGCATTACGCTGTAAATCGCTGTTCTGGTCGATTGTTGATACACGGATATAACCAATGACGGCCATCAATTCTCCTCCTCTATGTCGCGGTGGGAGGATTTTTACAGATTTCGCTATGTGTAACAGCTTTTCCAAAAACCTTGGTTTAGGGGAAGGCTCTGCTTTGCCGGTGGGCGTGCCCATTCCGTGGCCATCAGCGACACCACCAACAGGGTGGCTTAAGTGCAACGGAGCCGCTTTCACTGCTTCCCAGTACCCTAAGCTGGCTCAGGCTTATCCGGCGCTCAGATTGCCTGATTTACGCGGGGAGTTTATCCGTGGCTGGGATGATGGGCGTGGGGTGGATAGTGCGAGAAGCTTATTAAGTCAGCAAGGGTATGCAACAGAAGACCATGCGCACGGTTTACCGTCCAGGTCATCAACGGTCACTGATTCTACGATTAATTTCTATTTTGATGAGACGTGGACAACCAGTGGTACGGACATAATCAAGTGGGGAAATACCAATGATGCTGGATTGCCTGCGCCAAATTATGGAACGTTTAAAACTTTCAAGCAGTCGGTTTCAGGATTGGGAACATCAGCAGTGGAAACACGTCCACGTAACATCGCATTCAATTACATCGTGAGGGCTGCATAATGACGCAGGCAGTATTAAACAACGAGTTCATTGCGACGGTGGCCGGGGATGTTACCGTGTTTAACTACGATGGTGAGACCCGTGAATATCTGTCTTCATCCGTTGAGTATCTCGCCGTGGGGGTCGGTATTCCCGCAAATTCCTGCGTTGAGGCTCCGGGAGAGAGTAAAACCGGCTTTGCCATTTGCCGTACAGCAGACCTTTCATCATGGGAATATATCACCGACCACAGAGGCCAAACCGTTTATAGCACAGAGACGATGCAACAAGTTGAAGTGACGGCACTGGGGGATTATCCCGAAGGTGCAACGCCCAATGCTCCTGCATCACCGTACGATAAATGGGACGGAGAAAAATGGGTCATGGATTCTGCCGCAAAACATGAAGGTGATATTGCTGATGCAGAACAATATCGACAAGCACTCCTCGATCAGGTAGATGAACTAACCTCCGACTGGCGAGTGGAGCTGATGCTCGGTGATATCAGCGAAGGAAACAAAAATAAACTGTCGTCGTGGATGGCTTATAAAACTGCGGTTAAAGCCGTCGATATTTCGACGGCTCCTGATATTAACTGGCCTGCTCAACCGGAGGCGTAGGCCATTTGATATTTGGTGCAGTGTCAGGGGTTATGGCCTGCAATTTTTTTATGTAGGTCAGCCAGAGTATCAGGCTGGCCTTATCTTCATCATTGATGATGCCTAACTGTAGTTCCGTTTGCCACAGGCTGATAGTCGCCTGCGCTTCAACTAACAAAGCTGATTTTTGCTGTTCCGCTGCTTCCACGTCTGCATTGTGCTGCTTTTCGGCATCCGTCACCCACTTGCTACCGCTCCACGTGTCATAAGGTGTGGCAGGTGCCAGCGTGGTGGTATCTTCCGGGTAATCGCCAAGCAAAGAAACAATCTCCGATTCGCCTGTTTCAGTGCTGTATATCGTTTTACCACGATGATCGGCGACATATTCCCAGGAGGTAAAATCTGCTGTACGGCATATAGCAAAACCCGCTTTACTTTCACCCGGCGCATCCATGCAGGAGTTAGCAGGAATGCCTACCCCCACGGCCAGATACTCAACGGCAGATGACAGATACTCGCGAGTTTCACCATCATAGTTATAGACGGTTACAACACCGGCTACCGTTGCGATCATGTCCTGGTTTAATTCAGCCTCAACCATTATGCAGCCCTCAAGATGTAGTTGAATGCGATATTACGTGGACGGTTTTCAGGGGCTGTCGGAACCTGACGTGACGCTGAGAATTCGACGCCAGAAGACCGCTGGTCACCAGCACCGCTGCTTCCCGCAAGATTGGAGCCGAATGGCAATCCACTTTGTGAAAAAGCACCGTTTGCGCCAGAGAAAACATACTGCGAGTTACCGGAGGTGCCTGCGAAAATTTGACCTGATAGGCACTGTTGCAAATAGTCGGTGGTGATAAACTTATCATCCCCTTTTGCTGATGGAGCTGCACATGAACCCATTCAAAGGCCGGCATTTTCAGCGTGACATCATTCTGTGGGCCGTACGCTGGTACTGCAAATACGGCATCAGTTACCGTGAGCTGCAGGAGATGCTGGCTGAACGCGGAGTGAATGTCGATCACTCCACGATTTACCGCTGGGTTCAGCGTTATGCGCCTGAAATGGAAAAACGGCTGCGCTGGTACTGGCGTAACCCTTCCGATCTTTGCCCGTGGCACATGGATGAAACCTACGTGAAGGTCAATGGCCGCTGGGCGTATCTGTACCGGGCCGTCGACAGCCGGGGCCGCACTGTCGATTTTTATCTCTCCTCCCGTCGTAACAGCAAAGCTGCATACCGGTTTCTGGGTAAAATCCTCAACAACGTGAAGAAGTGGCAGATCCCGCGATTCATCAACACGGATAAAGCGCCCGCCTATGGTCGCGCGCTTGCTCTGCTCAAACGCGAAGGCCGGTGCCCGTCTGACGTTGAACACCGACAGATTAAGTACCGGAACAACGTGATTGAATGCGATCATGGCAAACTGAAACGGATAATCGGCGCCACGCTGGGATTTAAATCCATGAAGACGGCTTACGCCACCATCAAAGGTATTGAGGTGATGCGTGCACTACGCAAAGGCCAGGCCTCAGCATTTTATTATGGTGATCCCCTGGGCGAAATGCGCCTGGTAAGCAGAGTTTTTGAAATGTAAGGCCTTTGAATAAGACAAAAGGCTGCCTCATCGCTAACTTTGCAACAGTGCCTGAAAAACTATGTCAGCCCGGAGTTCTGGGACAAAGGTATTACCGCGCTCAATCTTGGCTGGATGGCGAACGCCTGGAACAGCCATACCTCTTCGGTAGGCGGGTCGGATAACAGCAGCGCCTATCTGGGCGTCAACGCCGGTCTGTCGTGGGACGGCTGGCTGCTGAAGCACATCGGCAACCTGAACTGGCAGCAGCAGCAGGGTAAAGCGCACTGGAACAGCAACCAGACCTATCTCCAGCGCCCTATCCCACAGCTCAACTCCATCGTCAGCGGCGGGCAGATTTTCACCAATGGTGAATTTTTCGACACCATCGGTCTGCGCGGGGTTAATCTTTCCACCGATGACAATATGTTCCCGGACGGCATGCGCTCGTATGCTCCGGAAATTCGCGGCGTGGCGCAGAGCAACGCCCTCGTCACCGTGCGCCAGGGCAGCAATATTATCTATCAGACCACCGTTCCGCCCGGACCGTTTACCCTGCAGGATGTCTATCCTTCCGGCTATGGCAGCGATCTTGAGGTCTCGGTGAAAGAAGCGGATGGCTCGGTAGAAGTGTTTAGCGTGCCTTACGCTTCCGTCGCCCAGCTGCTGCGTCCGGGAATGACCCGCTACGCGCTCTCCGCCGGTAAAGTGGACGACAGCGCGCTGCGCAACAAGCCGATGCTCTATCAGGCGACCTGGCAGCACGGGATCAACAATCTGTTGACCGGCTACACCGGGGTCACCGGTTTTGACGACTATCAGGCCTTCCTGGTGGGGACAGGGATGAACACCGGCATCGGCGCGCTCTCTTTTGACGTCACCCATTCGCGGTTGAAGAGCGATGCCCATGATGACTCGGGTCAGAGCTATCGCGCGACCTTTAACCGCATGTTTACCGATACCCAGACCAGCATCGTGTTGGCGGCGTATCGCTACTCGACGAAAGGTTATTACAACCTCAACGACGCGCTGTACGCCGTCGATCAGGAAAAAAATAGTCGCAGCAACTACACCCTGTGGCGGCAAAAAAACGGCATGACCTTCACGGTGAACCAGAACCTGCCGGACGGCTGGGGCGGGTTTTATCTCAGCGGCCGTATCTCCGATTACTGGAACCGCTCCGGGACCGAGAAGCAGTATCAGGTCAGCTACAACAATTCATTTGGTCGTCTCTCCTGGTCGGCGAGCGCGCAGCGCGTCTATACGCCAGACAGCTCCGGTCATCGTCGCGACGATCGTATTTCACTCAACTTCAGCTACCCGCTGTGGTTTGGCGATAACCGCACCGCCAACCTGACGTCGAACACCTCGTTCAATAACTCGCGCTTTGCCAGCTCGCAGATTGGTATCAACGGTTCGCTGGACAGTGAAAACAACCTTAACTACGGCGTGTCGACCACCACCGCCACCGGCGGTCAGCATGATGTGGCGCTCAACGGCAGCTACCGTACGCCATGGACCACCCTCAACGGCAGCTACAGCCAGGGCGAAGGCTATCGTCAGAGCGGCATTGGCGCCAGCGGGACGATGATCGCCCACAGCGGCGGCGTGGTGCTCTCACCGGAAAGCGGCTCGACGATGGCCCTGATTGAAGCCAAAGACGCGGCCGGGGCGATGCTTCCGGGATCGCCGGGCACCCGTGTGGACAGCAATGGTTACGCCATCCTGCCGTATCTGCGCCCGTACCGGATTAACGCCGTGGAAATCGACCCGAAAGGCAGCCATGACGACGTGGCCTTCGATCGCACCGTGGCGCAGGTTGTGCCGTGGGAAGGCAGCGTGGTTAAGGTCGCGTTCGGCACTAAGGTGCAGAACAACCTCACCCTGCAGGCGCGCCAGGCGAACCACGAGCCGTTGCCGTTTGCGGCAAGTATTTTCTCCCCCGACGGCAAGGAGATCGGCGTTGTCGGCCAGGGCAGCATGATGTTTATCAGCGATGCGAACGCCAAACGCGCGATTGTGAAGTGGAGCGGCGGGCAGTGTTCGGTGGATCTGGGACAGCAAACAACAAAGGATAGCGTATGTCGCTGA